CCGCCCGCGCCGCCGCGTCCGCCGCCCACGCCGCCCGTGCCGCCGCCCGCGCCGCCCACGCCGACCGCGCCGCCGTCTCTGCGGGCGACGCAGATCGGTCGGTACCATCCAGCCAATGGCGGGCCCAGGCCTGCCAGCCAGTCTCTCGGAAGACTTCGGCCGTGCACCGGATACCGATCTCCACGCGTTCGAGCACCGTCAGGCCAGGCAAAGCCACTTCTTCTCCCGTCCACGTCGCCTCCTTCGACCACTGCTTGAGACCATCGCTCCCGATCACATCGACCTCGACCACCAGGCATCGAGGTGCCTTGATGTCGGCGTGGATCGGATTGGCGAAATCCGCGAGTTCGGGAGTCGGGTAGGAGTGGATCACTCCACCGGAGCATGGCTCAGTCCCGCTCCCGGTGGCCACCACCGTCCGGCCTGCCACCCAAAGCGTCTCCCCGACCTGTCCGCGGCGCGTGTAGTAGTCCTGGGTTACCAGTTTGTACGCCTTCATGCCTTCCTCCCGTTGCACCACTGCGCCGCCGCTAGGGCCATGCTCTGCTGGAGGTACTCAATCCCGGTGGTAGGCGCCTTGCCCGACCACACGAGGCGATACCATCCCGTGCGTTTGATCGTGTCGATGGCCAAAACCATGACCTCAAGCCTCCATGCAGAGCGCAGCGATATCCGCTCGCACAAGATGCCATGTAATCGCGCGATCCTTACGGCCCGCCCAATGCGCTTCCGCCTGAGCCTCGTTAAACCAATGACACCCAGCCATTACGCGAACCTTGCCATCTGGAAATCGGACCACGTAGATCAGACAGCCATAATCACCAGGACCAAGTACTACCAGCCCATTTACCCCGCTCAGGTCCGCCCCGCTCAGGTTCGCCCCGGTCTTCATCGCCGCTTCCAACTCGACTCGTGTCATCACTCCCATGGCTGTCTCCCCTTCTGCTTGTCCGCATCTCGAGCATCGGCCAGGCAGTCCGAGCACAGCATCTCCCGGTCGCCATCTCGGTTCAGGTACGCCTTGAGCTTGGGCGTACTCCAGGTGATCTCGCTGACCGGCGTGAAACACCATTCGCATATGTCCTCGGGCATGTCCTGTTCCTCCCTGTCGTGCCAGTCCTGGAGCGCGTCCCCGCAGCTCCGGGGCGCGTCCCGTTCATCCCAGCGGAATCGTTCGTCCGGATCCCCCTCGATCCATGGGTCCGGGTTCGGCATGTGCCAGTGGTCGCCCATGGCTCCCTCCCGGCCCTAGCGGGCCTGCTGCCGGATCGGCACTACGGCGAATACCTCGCCATCTCGCACGCTTACCGTACCGACCATGCCGAGGGCAGTCGGCGACCGGCGTCCCGGGCCAGCCACTACGGTGTATCCGGGGCCAAAATGTACACGGCAGGCCTCGAACACGGATTCCCCGGCGGTGCATCGTACATGCCTCAATCCTTGGTGGCTCATTGTTCCCTCCTGGGCCTGCTCCTTGTCGGCGGTCATCGCTTACACCCGCTCCACGGTGGTCCAGGTGCCGGCGGGAAAGGCGCGCTGGATCTCGACCCAGCAGCTCTCGCCACCAGCGGCCTGGAGCTGCTCGGCCAGCTCGATTACCCGAGCTCGGCAAGTGGGAACATTCCGACGGACCGAGCGCTTGCCGTAGCCCCAGTCCGTCTGAATGACCAGCCGATACATGCTGCCGCTTTGCGTTCCGTGCTTTAGGCTCATCTTCGTTCCCTCCTGGCCCTAGCGGGTCGACTCCCTGTTGCGTTGCGCTTCGAGATGGGCCATGACTTGGACATCGGTCATGTAGGCCGTGATCGTGAGGATGTCCTGCGGGATTCTTTTAGCCCACAGGCCGTTTTGGATGACGCCGAGTTCCGCGATCATCTGGCTCCGTGTCATCGTTCCCTCCCGGTCCGTCTTGCGCTGCATGCATCACCCTATTGCGAGCGCCATGCCAGACGCGCAAGTGCCCGAAATCGTTCAACTCTCTCCGAGCTGCGTTGACACGCCATGCGAAAGTGTAAAGGTTCCCGGCAGAGTCGGCCGCCCAGAGCGGCAAACGCGGCCGCCCGGGCCTTTACACTTTGGCGCCATAACCAACGTTTCCGCGCACTTGGCCAACATGGAAGTGTAAAACTATCCGACGCGCTAGCATGGCCTCATGGCCGAGCCGCCCACACCGCACGCTGCCTGGTGCCCGCACAAGCACCTACCCGTCGAGCTCTGCTCGGCGTGCGGCGGGCTTCCTCGGCCCGTACCAGATGCAACGCCTACCGTCCCAGTTGGTACGGTGTCTCATCCTGGACACACCGTTTCAGTGAAACCCTAGCAAAACCAGATCCTAGCCTTGTCGCCCACTTCCAACTACTCGCTTGACAAGCCTCGCGCCTTAACCCACAAAGACTCCGCTAGGACTCAGCGCCCGAGGCAAAGCCTTGGGTGGCGCCTTCCTCGAGGCATGGGTGCTTGGGTGGACGCACCCCGTAGGCTTCTCCCCAACTCCCTTCCCACTCAGCCAAGACCACCTACGAGTGCTAGACTCGGCCTAGGTGCTCCTGAATGAAGACCTACTCCGTCGCGTCGCCGAGCTCGAGAAGCAAGTCACATGGCTGCTGACCCGACAGGCAAGCCAGGACGGAAGAACGCTCCAGCCCCTGTACACGATGCGGGAGATAGCCGATCTCCTGAGATGCAACGAGCGAACGGTCAGACGCGATCTCTACAGGCTGAAAGTCCCTACCAGATATCTGAAGATCGGCACGTCAAGACGCAAGACACGGGTGCTGTACGAAGCGGAAGTGATGGAACTGCTAAGGCGCCATCAAGGCTCAGGCAGCACATGGAGCCCATGGGAGCAGATCAGCGGACAGATGCCTTGGGTAGACGGCGCGATAGCAGCAGAACGCCGAACCGCCTAGAGCAAACCCGAGAGCGTCTGTTGGCGCAAGCTGGCTTCAACGTTGACGTAATCGGCGCCGCAATCGCAGCGTGTCACACGATCGCACGCAACGATACAGCGGGTGAGCAAAGCCGCGATCGAGTGAACGCCGCTCGCACACTGCTCGCATTGCTCCCCAAGCAAGAGCTGAAGCGCGGCCCGCAGAAGCTCGTCGTCGAGATCCAAGCGCCCGACTGGCTGAAGCCAAAGGCTGGCGTACCTATAGGTGGTGGCGAGTCACAAGGCGTGATCGAGATGCAGGCGCTGCCCGCGGCGCCACCGGAGGATGCATCATGACCAGAGGAAGCATCATCATGCGAAAACGGTGTGGGTGTCCTGAGCAGTACAAAGGACGGTGGTGCCCCGCATGCTGCGGGACCGGACTGATACCACCAGTGTCTCACGTCCCCATCTCGCTCTTGCCTGACGACAAGGAGCCAAGGTGCGATGGCCGGCATAGCCCCGAGGAAGCAGCCGCTACCTTCAGTGATCCCGCCGCGCCCCATGAGCAGAGATGAGCGTGCGGTCGCGCTAGAGCGCGTGAGCCCGCACCCACGTATCCTTGATGAGGAGGAAGAGCAGCATGAACCAACAGCTCCGCAAAGCCCTCGCTCGCCTGGTGATGGCCTACTCTGATGCTGGCCTGAGCTTGCCCAACGACGGCGGCGAGATCGAGCAGGCGCATGAGCGCCTGGCCGCCGCGATCGATGCCTACCGCCGAGCGCGAGGCTTGCCGGCCGGCTGGTCCCTGGACATCGAGGTCGCCATCGGGCAAAGCTAGGCTCCGCTCCCCGGCGCGGCGATGGATCGAGAGGCGAATCCCGCGCGCGAGGGGGGGGAGGGGGAAAAAACGGGATGCGTGAGCGTAGTTCGGGACCCGTTCTGATCCCCGACAATTTCCGGGGAAACGGTGACCTGACGATAGACGTTAGGCTACGAGATGGGCAGATGGAGGTTGAGATGCGTCGGGGGAAGCCTGAACGCTGTAAGTGGTGCGGCAAGCATCCGCAGATGGAGCTGAAGGAGAGGGTTGACGAGACAGCAGGGTTTGTGAAGGTACACACGTGGTGGCTGGAGGTTGGGGGCGAGCGCTACGTGTATGAGGACACGCTGAGCGGAGACAACAGCGGCGAGCATATCCGGCAGGTGTCGTGCATGGCAGCGCAGCGCGTGATGCAGGAACTGGGCAAGGGCTGATGCGCCATTTCCGGGGAAACGGTAGTGTCTCAGTTTGACTCCGGCTAGCCGCGAAAAACCATCACCCGCCGTCTTGCAGACGAGAACCCAAAGGGGTAACCTCAACAAAGAATTCTCCTACTGGCTGTGGAGCGCCTTGTTTGGGGGTTCACTGCACCTCGGGATCACCCCTGCCAGGGTGATCCCGGGGGAGACTTCCATCTTGAGGAATGCAACCTGGATCGCTGCATCCTGAAACCGTTCGGACCGGCAGCGCGAATGATGGCGCTGCTCCCGATGTTCGGCTGGTCTTACTCCCCTCCACACGAGCGGCTTTAATGAAGAACGTCATGTCAAAACTCTAGCATGTTGACCGAGAAGCCGGCAGCATACGGCTTACTCCTTCGGTGGCTTTCCCGAGGTGTTTCCGATCCGAAACTGAGACACTACCGGGGAAACTGGCACTGGCACAGGTGGAGCAGGTGGTATTTTCCTGCGGATCGAGCATGTGCGCAGGTGAGGGTTTGCAGGGTCTGCGCTCGAGTAGAGGAGCGGGACGACAGTTTCGGCAGGTGGCGGCGGGGCAGCGTGGACTGATGCTAGTAGAAATCAAGTGGCACCATCACGTGCGGACGGCGGGGTACCAAGCCGGGTGCGAGGCGTGCGAGGCGGAGAAGGCGGCAGAGCTTGAGAGCGAGTTGGGAAAGGGAGTCAGCGATGGCGAAGAAGGCGAAGCCAAGGAAGCCGGTGGTACCGAAGGGGCGAGGGTACTAGGGGAGGGATGAGGGCGAGAGGAGGTGATGCCTTAGGCAAGGGCGTGGACCTGGGGCAACGCCCGGGGGTGATGGTCCCTTACGCTCCGGCCCGGGCGTTGCGCCTCCATCTTGGATCCGGGTAGGTTCTCCCCTATCCTGGGTAAAAGAATGGACACCCAGACCGTCCTGGCACTGATAGCAGCGGGTTCGGTACTTCTCAACGCGCTGATCGCGGGAGTCTTCTCGGTATGGTTGGCTCGCATCAACCGGGCGCAGAAGGATCATGCGGAGGTACTGTTTGGCAACCGCCAGATCATGGAATCGACCGAGCGAAAAGTCACGTCTCTCGAGGAAAACTCCAATGGAATCAAGTGTGTGCTGATCGAGCACTACAAGAAGATGGGCTTCAAGGAAGCGCGTATTGTGGAAGCGCTTCGGCAAGATGTGATCGAGCGTGACGCCGCGGCTGGCGGGGGGATATGACCTTGGCATCTGAGCAGGACCGGAGAATAGCGAAAGATCTTCAACGTTTTTCTCAGGCCAGGGCTACACAAAAACCAAGACCTCCCGAGGAGCTCGTTGGTGCGCTCCAGGATTCCATTCACCGCGAGAGTGGTATCTTCCGTCCAGCCAAGAGTGTGAAGGTCCCGCACGTGCCTGTGGCACCACGCGCAAGGGTGACCACCGAGCCCAAGTCCTGGTGGCTTAGGTTGGCCGAGTGGATCGACAAGAGGCTCGGCGAGGGCTCGCGGCCGCTATGAACGACGGCTTCTACGCCTGGGACGTTTACCGCCAGCGCCACGAGGACGTCACGAAGAGCCTGAAGGAGATCGAGCACTATCTCCGCCTCTTCGACCAGAAGGTAGGGACGATGTTTCAAACCGTTGGGCGCCGGCTCGACGAGATCGTGGAAAGGCAGGACATGACCATGGCAAGACTCGAAGAGGTATCCGCTGTACTCGACCAGCTCCAGGCGAAGGTACAGGAGACGGCGATCACCCTGACGGAACTGGTAGAGCTCTCGAAGAATGCGGTGACGCCCGAGGAGATCAAGGCGGTCACTGACAAGGCCCAGGCGATCCTGGACAACCTGACGGCGGCCGAGGACGCCTCAGACCCGACTCCGGACCTTCCTCCACCGACGACTACCCGCCGACCGTAAGCCTGACGGATGTGGGGCCCCGCGGCCCCCGTCCGGCCGGAAAGGTGGTGCTCGATGATCTGCGCCTCCTGTGGCAACGACACGCTCGACGATACCGACCTTTGCCGGAGCCATCCCATCATGGGCGACATGCTCTGGGCGGCCACCAACAAGCTGATGTGCGACTTCTTCCACCGTCACCTGATCCCCCCGCGAGTGCCCATCGAGATAGAGGATCCTGATCTCGGTCCGTTCTGAAGGTGATACTTTAGCGTCAGGAGGAGTAACCCAACATGGCAAGCACCTGGTCGTTCCCGGTCGAAAGCGATCCTGGTCAGGCAACTGGAGATGTTCCTTACCTGTACAAAAACAATGGGGTGACGGAACTCCGCTTCCTGCCGGCAGGGGCCAACGGGACGGTTGTGACCTCGGCTGGAGCGGGTGCGGAGCCGACCTATGCGGCTGCTGGCGCTGTCAGTACCACCGGCACCGACCTTGCTCTGAGCGGACTTCTCACCGTCGCCAGCACGCTTGGCGTGACGGGTACCTCCACGCTGGGCGTCCTCAGTGCTGGGGCGAGTACCCTGGCGTCCCTTGCCGTGACGGCAGGAGCCACGGTGGGGACGACCCTTGGCGTCACGGGAGCCTCGACCCTCGCCTCGGCCTCGGTCACCGGGGCTCTCACGGTCGGAACGACTCTCGGGGTGACCGGCACCACGAGCCTCGGGGTACTGGGGACCAGTGGTCTCGCCACCATGGCATCGGCCAGCGTCACCGGAAACGAGACCGTTGGCGGCACCTTGACGGTCACCGGCACCACTACCACGAACGGTACCCTTCAAACCAACGGGATCACGAACATTACGGGTGGCCACGTCCGGGGCGCCCTCATCGACACCGGCACTGGCGCCACCCTTAGCCAAATCCGGTCCTCGAATCTCATCATCTGTGACGCCACCGGCAACAACGTCTGCAACTACATCCTGCCGGCCGCCGCCGCCTACGGAGTGGGCGGGGTCCTCTGGTACGAATTCGTCTTCGCCTCCTCGCTGATCGAGACCCGGGAGCTTCGGATCAACACCCCGGCCGGGACCGACATGATCATCGGAACGACCACCCCGGCTGGTGGGACGGGCATCGCCACCACGGCGGGTACAGGCCACGGGATCAAGAACACCAACGGCACGAACGTGCGCGGAAACTACGTCATCCTCGTCAGCGACGGTGTCTCCAAGTGGTACATGACGTCTCTCAACGGCATCTGGGCGGCCTTCTAGGTCATGGCCGACTCCGCCGCCCAGAGGTTCGTTGCCAGATCACAGGAACTCGAGCAGATCCGTCCCGTGTTCGCCAAGCCGACACCGGACGGCAAGCTGGTCGCCATCGCCGCCCTGATCGCCATCCCTACCGACAACGGGATGGTCCCCGGCTTCACCATCACCCGTGAGGGCCAGACGCTGGACGAGGCCCTCTTCCGCGAACTAACTGCCTGGGGCCTGGGTCTTCTCGAGGCCCGCCCCGAGACCGAGCTAGGCTAACCGGAGGAAATGAATGGCAGCAGACGCCGCCAGCACCCCAGCCGGAAGTATCGTGTACGGAAAGGGTCCGGACGGAACTCGGTCGGCCATCCTGACCTGGGCCGCAATCACCGGAGCCGCTACTGGATCCTGGCTCGAGGTCCCTGGCGGATTCGTCGTTGAAAGTGTGAACGCAAGCCCGACGGCTACCTTCGGCTCAGCCACTCTGGTGCTTCAGGGATCGAACGAGCCGATCACCACGACCACACCCGCGGCGGTCGGCCTCACCTCGGACGGCACGGCCGCCATCTCCATCACGGCGAACGCTCTGAAGAAGGTCTGGGAACAACCCCATCTGATTCGTCCCGTCACCAGCGGCGGAACTTCAACGGTCGTCAACGTCTATGTGAAGTGCCGAGCCTCCTAGCGTAAGATGCCGCAACGCTCGAGCGCCGGCCGACGCCAGCATTTCATCGGCAACCCCGGGACCCGGATCTCCGGAACCATCCACGTATCCGGTAGCACCTCGCCAGAGTGGACGGATCCCGTAACCGCCACCTGGACCAACGCGACTTCTGCCCCGACAAACCTCGATCTCGACGTTTCCCAGATGGCCTCGGCCATCGTCTACGTGAACGAGACGGCGGGTGTGGGCGGCTCGATCGACTTCCTTGTTTCAGGAGACGGCACCAACTTTGATGCCATCATACCGCTCGATCTCGTCCTACGTGTTTCGGCGACGTCATCCACGCATGCCATCGGCGCCGGCGACAAGACCTACAGCTTCAACGTCTCGGCCTACAAGACCCTTAGGACGCGCCTCTCGGTCGCTATCACCAGCGGCACCGTGGCCATCACCGCGCGAGCCACGAGTGCCTGGGGCCACGGAATCCTCTACACGCTGCCGGCCAACGCCGGAGCGGCCCTGGTCGATACCGAGCTCCCGGCCGCAGTCCTCCTGACCGACAACACGGCGACCCCGACCGCGCCGGCCGTGGGCTCCTTCGGGATGCTCTACGACGGGGCGGCGTGGGACTTCGCGCGCGGGACCTCGGCTGACGGGGCGCTGGTCAACCTCGGGGCGAACAACGATGTCACCGTCACATCCGGAACGATCACCACGATCACCAATGTCGTCCACGTGGACGACAATACAGCTTCCCTCACGGTGGACAATCCCATCCTCAGCGTGGTTGGTGGTGGCACCGAGGCCACGGCCCAGCGGGTAACGATAGCCACAGACTCGACGGGTGTTCTCAGCGTCAATGACAACTCTGGCTCGTTGACCATCGACAACGCGACCCTGAGTGTGGTCGGAGGAGGGGCCGAGGCAACCGCACTACGCGTCACGATCGCCAACGACACCACCGGGAGTCTATCCGTCTTCCCCGCCTATCAGAAGGTCGATAACGGGCCCTTCACGGATGGCTCGAGCTTCGTCGCTACGGCAGGATTCATCCTGGATGAAGTAGCCGGCACAGCTCTGACGGAAAACGATGTAGGCGCAGCTCGCATTGACCCGAAGAGGGCCCAGGTGCTTGTCATCGAGGACGAGACCACGCGCGGTCGCCGAACCACGGTTACCGCGGCCAACGCCCTCAAGGTAGATAACTCAGCCGTCACTCAGCCAATCAGCGGGACCATAGCCGCCACCCAGTCAGGAACTTGGACCGTCACCGGGGCCGGTGGGACGTTCCCTGTCACCGACAGCGCTGGTTCTCTTACCGTAGATGCCCCGGTTGACACTCCAGTCTTCGTGCGTCTGAGCGATGGAGCGGCGGCGATTACGACCCTCCCGGTCAGTCTCGCCAGCGTACCGTCTCACGCTGTAACGAACGCTGGCACCTTCGTTGTCCAGGAAAACGGGGCCGCTCTCACGTCACTTCAATTGATCGACGATGTGGTGGTAGCCGACGACGCCGCGTTTACCCCGGCTACTACGAAGGTGGCCATGGCCGGCTTTACCTTCGACGACGTGGCGCCGGACAGTGTCAACGAAGGCGACGCCGGAGCGGCGCGAATGAGCGCCAACCGGAACGTCTACACGACGATTCGCGATGCTGCCGGCAACGAACGTGGGGCAAACGTAACTTCGCTGAACGAATTAGTGGTGAGTGTCTCGACGGATACCTCTACTCCTACCTACATCGTCCAGGAAGATACAGGACACTTCAGCGGAGATCCTGGTATCCAGCTCCTGGGTGTTCGCAGAGACGCAGAGACCTCTCCAGTCAGCGCCAACAACGATTACCATCATCCTGTTTTCGACAATGCCGGCCAGCTCAAGGTCCGCACCAGCAGGCCGGCCACACCCGCTCAGTCAACCGTGGCGTCAAGCGCCAGTTCTACCACGCTAGTGGCAGCGAACACAGGACGACATGGCGCAACGATCTACAACGACTCCACCGCGCTGCTCTATCTGAAGCTGGGTGCCACGGCTTCTACTACCAGTTTCACCGCTGTGCTCACTGGTACTCAGAGCGGAGTAGGAGGCTATTACGAAGTGCCTTTCGGCTACACAGGAATCATAGACGGAATCTGGGTCAGTGCCACTGGCAACGCTCGGATCACGGAACTGACGACCTGATGCCGCTCTGGAATCCAGATACAGAACGTTTCTTCTCTGGCGGCCGAGCATCGGTGGTGAGCGGAGACCCGTACCCGACAACCGATCAACTGACCAAGTCCACTATCTATTACATACCTTCCGGACCTGACGGGAATTCCATAACACTTCTCAATTCATCGAGCCAGATGGTGAATGTGCAGTTCTCTGAGCTCTCGGTTGCCGTACCATCTACCACGAATAATTCTTTCGATATATTCGGTTACGCAAGTGGCGGCACAATGGCGCTTGAGACGCTGAACTGGACGAATTACTACACGAGAGCCACGGCGGTTACGTTGGTCGGCGGAATGTGGACGAAGTCCGGCGATCCGACCAGGAGACTACTTGCTTCGGCTTGCACCACCGGGACCAGCGGAAAGATTGAGGACTCTAGGACCAGACGTCTTCTGTACAACGTCAACAACCAGATTGTCCGCTTCTGCTGGCGCCAGGACAACAACGTCGCCGCTTATACTACTGCCGCATGGAGGGAATGGAACAACTGGAAGCCAGGAGTTTCTGTAGGTGGGACGGGGGGAGTGTGGGGAGCAACGGGGACCTATTACTACCAGATCGAGGCTTATAACTCGGATGGTGAGCTCATAGGCGTCTCGAAGGAAAGCGCCGGCGCTGTTGTCACGGCCACTACCCAGAAGGTCACCCTCACCTGGACAGCCGTGGACGATGTGTCGGTAGCGACCTACAAGATTTATCGAACCACAGTCTCAGGAACCTATACTCCCACGGCACTCCGGAACACGTTTACCAAAACGGTGAGTTATTCTTCAGGCGAGACTTACGTGGACGACGGCACGGCTACTACAACCGGAGCTATTGGAACGTCACGAACCAGTTACGTCAGGATGATGACGGGACTTCAATCTACATTCCTTGCTCAGGAAGCAATCATGGGGATTGCCGTAGGCGAAGGTGGGTTGGCTTTGGATACTGATTTGTATGGATATTACGGCAATCCAGTATGCATCAATTTGAATGCAGGATACGTGACACTGGTGGCGGCGGCAAAGTCTGTCGTGTCCGCGGCGAGACATCTATATGAAACTACTCAGTTGGGAAACGCATCGGCAACCTATAACGATTGGCAGCTGTACGCCTACCAGATGATGTGACATGGATAGGGTGAGGGCGTTTCAATTCGTTCGCGCTTTGGATCCGGATGGGAGTCTATTCATTACGGAGACGGGAGATGCTGTCTATACTCCAGGAGTCTCGCTGGATGCCGCGACTGCTCAGAAGATCCTAGACAGACTGTCTGACTCGGGATCATTCGACACACAGATAAAATCGCGAAGTGAAATTCTCGTGGAGCTCGGCAAGCTCAAACCCGCTGAGCGTGATGCTCTACTTATTGCCTTGGTAGCCGACAAGCTACAGACCGATCCAGAGTTTCTGGACAAGGCTGGAATCGTAGCATCAGTGAAAAAGCCTAAGGAGGCGTGAATGAGTTGGAGAGCGATTCCGCAGTGGCACATCACCGACTACCGAACGCCAACCAGTGAGCATATTCTACTCGGAGCGACGACACCTATAACCACTGTTAACCCACCCATGGCCGCTTACAACACATGGCTTACGGTGGACGTGACTAGATCGTGGTACGGATACACAATCATTCCGCCCACCGTGAAGGGGCTCACCCTGTCTATCCTCACCGGAATGGTTCAAGCGACGAACACCAGCAAACCGTCGCGGAATCTCTACTACTACTTCGCGGCTCGACCACAGGACCAGGCTGTGGACGTTGCTCCTGATGTAAAAGTCATGCTGGCGAGAGGCGTAGACGGGGTGCGATCGCAGAACGTGGTAATCGTCCCTGTAGCTTCCGATCTGACCATCCAGTTCAAGTGGGCGGTTCAGGACGTGAACAACATCGTGGTGCCGGAAGCGCAGCTAGGTGCTCCGTACGTTCACGTCGGATTCGAGATCATGATCTCGGGTTGGGGGGAGTAGGCCATGCCGCTTGGTAAGGGCGTTCGCTACAGGATGGTCAAGATGAAGGGTGGTGGTTACGAGCGCCTTGCCTTCAAGGGTAACAAGGTGATCGAGACCAAGAACATGAAGACAGGCGCCATGCACACCCCGGCCGAGTTCGCGGCCGACCACGCCAGGATGATGAAGAAGCACGGCAAGAGGAAGTTGACGATGATGGGCCACAAGTGAAAGTCCAGGTCCCCTACAACTACACGCCGAGAGCCTACCAGATGCCCGTGTGGGAAGCCTTCCAGGCGGGAATCAAGAGGTTCGCGTGCGTGTGGCATCGCCGGAGCGGCAAGGACAAGACGTGGCTGAACATCATGGTCCACGCGATGTATCAGCGCAAGGGCACCTACTACTACCTGTTGCCGACCTACAACCAGGCCAAGAAGATCATCTGGGATGGCATGGGCAAGGACGGTTTCCGGTTCCGTGATCACTTCCCCATGGAACTCGTCGAACGAATCGACGAGACCGAGATGCAAATCCATTTCAAGATGGGCTCGATCTTCCAGTTGATCGGTACGGACAAGATCGATAGGATCGTCGGCCCCAACCCCATCGGGTGCGTCTTCTCCGAGTACTCGCTTCAGCGCAAGCAGGCGTTCGATCTTCTCGAGCCGATCCTGCTGGAGAACGGCGGCTGGGCGGCCTTCATCTTCACCCCGCGGGGCAAGAACCACGCCTGGGAGATCTGGAACTACGCGACCTCCAGGCCACACTGGTTCACGTCCCTCCTCACGGTGGACCAGACCGCCGACGAGCACGGCCTACCTCTGATCTCCCCCGAGCAGCTCGCCGAGCTCCGACGCCGTGGGGTAGACGAGGAACTCATCCAGCAGGAGTACTACTGCAGCTTCCGCGGGTCCATGCAGGGGGCTTTCTACACGGCTCAAATGAAGAAGGCCGAGGACGAGAACCGGATCGGCGTCTATCACTACGATCCTCGATTCCCTGTGGAGACCTGGTGGGATCTTGGGCAGGACGACGCCATGGCCGTTGGCTTCCTCCAGCAGATCGGCATGGAGGTCCGCTTCATCGACTACATCGAGGAGCACCACAAGGGCTTTCCGTGGTTCGCGGCCGAGATGAGGGCCCGGGGCTACGCCTACGCCGAGCAGCACGTGGCTCCCCACGACATCGAGGTTCAGGAGTACTCGGAGCTCACCCGTAAGGAGACAGCCGCCCAGCACGGGATCCACTTCATCGTGGCGCCCAAGCTGCCGCTGCAGGAAGGTATCCAGGCGGTGCGGGAAAAATTCCACCGGTTCACTTTCCATGAACCTCTGACAAACCGCCTCATCGACTGCCTCAAGAACTACCGACGCAAGTGGGACGAGGATCTCCAGGAGTACTCGGTCCAGCCCGTGAAGGATCAGTACACCCACGGAGCGGACATGGTGCGCAACGGCGTGATGGCCTTCGACGACCGGGGATACTCCCGCTTTGCGCGACGCGTCACCCAGCAGTACGCGGACTCAGATTTCGATCCGTTCACCTACCAGCAGCACGGCCAGGTAATCGACGTGGGCGAATCCCGTATACTCGAGGTCGAGACGGATTTCGACCCGTTCTCGAGGAGATAGCGATGGGTGGCTACCTGGCCTACAGTTCCGCGACCAGCATCCCGGATGCGAAGAAGCCTCCCGTTGCCGACCCCAACAAGGTGGACAAGGAAGCCGCCGACATCACCCTGGCCAACAAGAAGAAGAAGGGCTACCCGTCCACGATGGTGGCCCGGATGCTAGGGCCTGGAGCGAATGACACGTTCGGCAACCAAGCTACGCTGGGGGTGTAAGTGCCCGTAAATATAGAGGAACTCTGTCGCCAGCACCACAGGATCTGGGAACGCATGCTGCTAATGCGGTCGACCTGGCAGGAACTGGCCGACTACGAGGTTCCCCGCAAGGGCGACGTTGACCGGTCTAACTTCTGGACGCCCCGCAAGCAGACCGAGAAGATGTTCGACGAGACCGCTCCCCAGGCCGCCAGCGAGCTGGCTGCGGAGATGCAAGGAAACCTCACCAGCGCGGCTGCGAAGTGGTTTGGCCTGGTCATGAGCGACAAGGCGCTGCGCGAGGAGTCGATGTGGCAAGAGTGGCTGGAGAACTCGGCCCAGGCCATCTACGACGCCTATCAGAACTCGAATTTCGCCGAGGAGGTCCAGGAAGCCTACCTCGATCTCGTGGTCTTCGGAATCGCCGCCATTCTCATGGAGGAGAAGGACGATAGCGCGGCCAAGTTCTCGGGCTTCCGCTTCGAGGCCCTGGCTCTGGGTAGCTACGCCATTGACGAGGATCGAGATGGCATGGTGGATGTACTTCACAGGCGATTCCGACTCAGCGCCCGAGCCCTGGTTGACAAGTGGCCCATGGACGACTGGGAGGGCAAGGATGAAGGTGCTCTCATCAGCGCCCGAAGCTCGTTCGCCTCCAAGCTGAGGAACGATCCATTCGAGATGATCGACGTGTGCCACGCGGTCTATCCTCGTCCCGAAGCGGACGAGGACTACGGCGGCCGGCGCCGGCGCCAGAAGAACAAGAAGTACGCGAGCTGCTACTTCCTCGAGGCCGAGAAGATCATGTTGAACGAGGGAGGTTTCGATGACTTCCCCGCTCTGGTGCCGCGCTGGAGCAAGCACCCTGGCGAAATCTACGGCCGCGGCCCGGGCTGGTTGGCTCTTCCATCGACCAAGAGCCTGAACAAAGCGATCGAACTGGATTTCAAGTCCTGGGCGAAGGACCTCGATCCGCCCATGAGCGTGAAGGACCGCGGCGTCATCGGCCGGGTGCGTACCTCGGCGGCGGCCGTCAACATCGTCCGGGTTGACGATGCGATCAAGCCGACCTTCGACCGCCGCACTTCGAGCTATCAGCCGACCCAGATTCGGGTCGAGCGACTGGAGCGCAAGATCCAGAAATGCTTCTTCGTGGATCAATTCCAGTTGCCGGGAGGTGGGCCCTCCCCTGGTAGCCAGAACACCTACATGACGGCCACCGAAACCGAGAAACGTTACGAGATCATGCAGCAGCTTCTTGGGCCGACCCTCGGCCGGCTCAAGTACGAACTCCACAAGCCCCTGGTCGAGCGGACTTTCCGGCGCATGGGTGCTCGTGGGGCGATCCCACCCATTCCCGAGGGCCTCAGAGCAGCTTTCCGCAACAGCCGGCAGCGCCCGCTCTACAGCGTGGTTTACGAAGGCCCGCTCGAGCGCGCGGCCCGCGCCTCGTCACTCCAGGCGATCAACCGGGCGTTGTCGGTCTCGCTGCCGATCATCCAGGCCAAACCCGAGACGATGGATGTGCTCAACGGCGACAACCTTGTGCGGGAAATCTTCCTGGCCTCTGGGACACCTTACGGAGTCCTTGAGGACAAGAAATCCGTCAAGAAGAAACGAGACGAGCGCGCCGCGGCAATGAAGGCCGAGGCCGAACGCACCAGGTTGAACGAGATGGCCGGCGCGGCCGGACAGGCGGCCCCGATGGTGAAAGCTCTCCAAGGAGCAGGACAGAATGGCCAAGCGCCCCCAGGTCAGTAGGGACGAGGCTCGCGTAATCGAGGCCTACCGGAATTGCTTCACCTCTCCGCTGGGGGCGATCGTACTTCAGGACCTGAAGGACTCGTTCTACCGGCAGCCCTACGGAAAAGACAGTCATGACACGGCTTTCCGCTGCGGCTCCTTCGAGGTGGTCCAGCGGATCCTCGACTTCCTGAAGGAAAGACAAGATGGCAACTGAAGCACCAGCCGCACCCACGGCAGCACCCAAACCAACCGGACCCACCAGCATGATGGCCATGGGGGACCTGGGCGATGGCGGAGACTCCGGGAGTAATCCCGACTCGCCGGCTACTCCAACGCCTCGTGCAACGCCTTCTGACGCGCCTGCTGATCAGAGCGGCGACGCGCCTGCCCCTACGCCGAGCCTCGCGCCGGACGACTGGCGCACGGGCCTCGGTCCGGAGGAAGTGAAGCGGCTGCAGAAGTTCAAGAGCCCGCTGGACGTGGCCCGGAGCTACCTCGCGCTGGAGGGCAAGCTCGGTACCGCGGTCCAGATCCCGGGCCCCGACGCCAAGCCCGAGGATATCAAGGCATTCCACGTGAAACTCGGCGTCCCTGAGCGGGCCGAGGACTACAAACTTGACACCCCGCCCGAGGAGGCGGGCTGGTCCAAGACGTTGGAGGGTAAGGCCCGCCAGGCCTTCCATGAGGCCTATCTCACCCCCGAACAGGCCCAGAAGATGATCGACATTCACGTCAAGGTGGTCGAGGAGGAAGGCATCGCCCTCGTCGAGGAGGGCAAGAGAAGCCTCCAGGCCCTCAGAAGCGAGTGGGGCCCGGACTTCAAGACGAAGTGGGACCTCGGCCAGCAGGCCATCGCCGATTTCTTCGGTAAGGAGGCGTTGCAGCTCCTGGCCCGGTCTCCCCTGGGAAACTCGGTCTCGTTCTTCAAATCGATGGCGGCACTAGGCGCCGAACTCAATGATGGCAGGATGGAACGTGGTGACGGACCCGTGTCCTACAAGGATCTGAAGACGGAACTCAACTCGATTCGCGGCGACCGGAAGGGCCCGTACTGGGATGCGCGACACCCGCTGAACAAGTCATACGTGGACCGAGCGTTCGAGATCGAGCAGATCCTGACCGCGCAGGACGAAAGGAACGAGCGACCGTAAGTACTTGACATTATAGAAGTTTTGTAGATACTCTGAAGCCGTGGACAAACCCGAGAGGGTCCCACAAAGCCTGCTGGGGTATCCAGCCGCCAGAGATCCCGCGTGAGGGATCGAGGTAGGGCCCGGTTGTCGGACAACCCACCGCCATGACTGAAAACGGTCATAGCCGAGTGAGGTACTCCAATGTCCGACACAGTTACCCAAGCAAGGGTGCGGGCCTACCGCGCCAACATCATCATGCTTGCCCAGCAGAAGGGCTCGCGGCTGCAAGACAAGGTCACGGTCGAGAACCAGACCAGCGCCGAGCAGCTTTTCTTCGAGCGCATCGCCAAGACTGCCGCGGTCAAGAAGACCGTACGCCACGGCGACACCAGCCTCGTGAACACCCAGCACTCGCGTCGGCGCGTCACGATGGTCGATTACGAGTGGGCCGATCTGATCGACCGCCAGGACCAGATCCGCATGCTGATCGAGCCGACCTCAAAGTACGCCATCCAGGCGGTCTGGGCAATCGGACGATCCACCGACGACGAGATCATCGCCGCGATGAACGGAACGGCTTACACGGGTGTTGACGGAACCAGCACATCTGCCTTTCCGGCCGCTCAGAAGGTGGCTGTGGCCGGCAGTGGCCTGACTCTAGCCAAGCTCCTGGCCGCTCGAGAGATCCTCGGGACCAACGACGTGGATCCCGACGAGATGAGTTACATCGTCTACCGGCCGAAAGACCGGACGACGCTTCTGAACACCACCGAGGTGAAGAACGCCGACTACAACACGGTGAAAGCGCTGGTCAACGGGACCATCGATTCCTTTCTCGGCTTCAAGTTCGTCCTCTCCAACCGGCTCATCACCTCGACCGATGCGAGTTCCATCGCCGTCATGGCCTGGAACCCCGAAGCGATCGGCCTCATGATGGGGATCGAGCTCGATTCTCACATCGACGTTATGCCAGGTAAGTCCCACGCCACTCAGGTGGCCTGCTACGGATCATTCGGCGCCACACGGATCCAGGACGAGTCAGTCGTCGAAATCTCCGTGACCGCGTAAGGAAAGGAGGCAGATCCAATGTCCGCTACTACGGTTACAGTCAACATCGGATACGGAGAACAAACCGCCCTCGTCCAGGGGAAGACCGGCCCCCAGAACCTTGGAGGCCTCAGGGTTGCCAACTTCAAGTTCACTGCCGACGGAACAGGAACGCTTGCGGCCACTCCAGTGGTGCAACTCCCCGCCGGTTCCCTTGTGATCTACCGACTCCTCTGCGGAGCCTACTCGTCCGACCAGGCGTCCTCGGCGACGCTCGACCTCGGATACGCCGCCCACACCGACGAGACCGGGACAGCGGTGAACGCGGCGGGCGACGTGATTCTCGACGGTTACGCCATCGACGCCACGGTGCAGGCTGCTCTTGCCGGCACCGGTACCAACGCTGCGAATCTTCCGCCCCTCAGACTCAACAGCCAGTCGGGGATCAACATCACCGCCACCGTCGCCGGTGGCAATCTCACGTCCGGAGAGAACGTCCAGGGCTGGATCGTCTTCTCTGGCGGCACCGCGAACTAAGGAGGTCAAGGGGGGCTTCGGCCCCCCTTCCTAAATGGCAGCCGACACATCGATTGTCCCGACCGGCTTCACGGTTGCCAGCGCCTTTTGCCAGTACGTCATCGGACGGGACAACGGGCTTCATGACGACGGAGTGCTCGCTGAGTTCTTCGAGCTTCAGCCGGCCCAGTATATCAACTCCACGACGGCAGAAGTGATGTTTCTGGCGCAGATCACCTCTCCTACCATCATCACGTTTCAAAGCAATTTTGGTTTCCAGGAAACTCCTCTGACCTATAATCTCGGGACGACGGTTTGCACCATCGATGCGATTTCGGTCGGTGATCGTCCCAATGTTCTGGTTCTTCAGAATGGAAACTCCAGCAGTTCGCATCAAAGGGGAAGATATGCCCCGTGGGGCCCTCCAGGACAAACAACACGGACTAGCGGTTGGTATTATCTGGAGGCAGGTCGCAGCTTCAAGCTGACCTACACGGTAGCCGTTCGCGCTTTGGGTTTCTGGGGAGTCGACCTGGGGGACTGGACTGGAAACCTAGTTCTCAAGATCTACTACACCGACGCCACGACGGAGAATGTCCAGCTTCCGTACACCCTCGCCGACGAGGGTAAGGCTCCACAAGCGCAGTCGATGACCTATTTCGGTTTGGTGACGGCCAAGGACTTCGATCGCGTAGATTTCCTCAACTCGGCTCCAGGCTACGACATCTTTGGATTCGACAACTTCACGTCGGCTATCACCACTCAGGTAAGTTTCCCGACGCCTCCTCCAGGGGCGCCTACCGTCGAGCCCCTTCCGCCCGGCAGCGCCTCGATCGCGTGCGGCCCCTCGCTGGGGCCTTCGGTCTGCTCCCAGTCCTGCCCCATCCCGGTCCCGACCTGGGTGCCGGTGGTCTATTCTGTTATCACCAGCGGGCAGCCGACCGGGCTCACGCTGTGCGGCCACTCTCTCGGCCGGCAACCAGTGGAGGCGTAGATGGCTGACGTGGATCTTGCGAACCAGGCGCTCAACATGCTGGGCGAGGATGCGATCACGGCCTTGGCCGATACCACGCGGCGAGCTGTCCTCGTCAATCGCATGTTCGACCAGGTACGCAAAGCGACGCTCCAGGCCCATCCCTGGCGCGAGGCTCTGGTCCTGGCGACGCTCTACGCCTACACCGAGCCGACCGGCACGCTGACTCCAGGAACCGGGGCGACCACGGTCGGTACCACCGGAGTTACCTTCACGGCTTCCGTCGCCGTGCCGTTCACCACGACCCACTCCACCGGCGGCTGGCGCCTCTGGGGAGACGGCGTCGCCGGCAAGGCCACCATCACGGGGTTCTCCTCGACGACGCAGGTGACGGCCACGATCGATGAGGCGTTCGGCGGCACCACGGCCATAGCCACGGGTTCCTGGAGGCTCTACACGCCCGCGCCCGCGCACACGTGGGATTTCATCATCGCTCGGCCCTCGGCGATGCTGAGGGCCTGGAAGATCAACGAAACACTCGGAAGTTTCTCCAGCCTTCTCTGGAGTCCCTTCAACGAGCCCAGCGGCCGGTTTGCCCGGATCGGCGACTCGATCTACACCTCGGACGACCAGATCGAGGTCGAGTACATCTCCGATCTGGCGACCACCAGTTTCGGGCCGCTGCTGATCGACGCCTTCGTTGCGCATCTTGCCGCCAAGATCGCGGTTCCATTGACTAAAGACACGCCCAAGGCCATGGGTTTTCAGAAGATTTACCACGACATTCTCCAGGACTGCCGGACGCTCACCGACCAGGAGGCCACTCCAGAGGAGTTTGAGTCGAACGATCTGATCGACGTGAGGTTCTAGTTGTCCCTTCACACCATCCAGACCGATTTCTCGGCGGGTACGGGAAGCCTCAAGCTCTCCGGGCGGATCGATCTCGAGAAGTACAAGCGGATGGCCAAGTGCATCCGCAACATGGTGGTGCAGCCCCAGGGCGGCGCGGCCAAGCGAGCGGGTACCTACTACATCGCCAAGGCCAAGTACGCGGACAAGAAGTGCCGGATGGAGCCCTTCGAGTACTCGACGACCGTCGCCTACATGCTGGAGGTCGGCTACCAGTACATCCGGTTCCATCAGAACCGTGCTCTTCTCCGCGTGGCGAGCTCGACGCCCGCGATCGTCGTCACCCTGGGGGCCGTCAGCGGTTACGGCGTGACGGCCACCGCCGGCTCCGCCTTCTTCACGTCGACCGAGATCGACCAGGAGCGCGAGATCACGCTCGGTATCGGCAAGGCCCGCATCCGGACGGTCAGCGATACCACTCACGCCGTGGTCGATATCATCACGGCCTTTGCCAGCATTACGCTCGGTTCGGGCCTTTGGACGATCACTGGGATCCCGGTGGAAGTGGTCACGACCTACACCGAGGCCGAACTGCCGGCCCTTGGCTTCGCCCAGCAGAACGACGTGATGTACATCACCGAGGACAGCCACCCTCCGGCCAAACTGACGAGGGTGACGACTACTTCGTTCACTCTGGCCGACGTGGTTCTGAGCCCTCCTCCGACCTACGAGGCCGGGATCGTCTTAGCTTTGACGGCGACCGACAAGATCACCATCGGGTCCAGCGGCGCGGTCGGTTTGGCCAGGACTCTCACCCTGGCCGGCGCTCACGGGACTCCGGGGGTACTCCTGGCATCTGACGTCGGTAGAACCTTGACGCATGGCACAGGAAGAGCCGTCATCGTTAGCGTCCTGTCAACGTCTAGCGGGACCGTCGATGTCCAAACTGCATTCTCTGGATCTGGAGTCCTGACTTCTGGAAATGCCACCATCGGTCTCTCGCCCTACGCCCGCCTGGTGATCGAAAAGAAGGGGCCCGCCGGGATCCACGCCACCTTCAAGACGGCAGATCCCAACGACACCAGCCGGGTTGGCAACGTCTTCCCCAGCCTGGAGTGGGACGAGTTCGACGCCTTTCGCTCCACTGACGTGGGCAAGTACATCATCGGCCGGGAGGGCGTGGCGAAAATCTACTCCGTCACCAGCGCCAAAACTGTGGTCGTCCAGATCCTCAAGGCTTTCGAGAACGTCACCCAGGCCAATCTGAACGCTGAACAGGACGGCGACGTGGAGGCCGGTCCGTGGACCATCGGCGCGGGGCTCTGGACGATCGAGACGGAGACGTGGGACGCGACCCGAGGTTACCCTGCAGCCGTCTTCTTCCACGACCAGCGCCTGGGCTTCGTGGGATCGATCGCCGAGCCCGAGGCCGGATGGCTGTCGGTGACCGGAGATTACGAGAACTTCGGCGTGGGATCCAATCCCGACGACTCCGTCAAGTTCCTTATCACCTCGGGCAAGGCCAACCAGCTCCGGTGGGGACTTTCCTACACCAACCTACTTCTGGGCAGCCTCGGCTCGGAGCACATCGCCAAGGGAACGGGTATCGATGACCCGATCACGCCGACCTCGATCCAGACCAAGGCCCAGTCGAAGGTAGGCTCCAGCACCACCGTCAAGGGCTTCATGGCCGAGAACATGGCCATCTATCTTCAGCGCGGCGACCAGAAGGTACGTGAGATCGAGTTCTCGCAGGAGCGGGATCGATACGAGTCTGGCGACCTCTCTCTGATCGCCGAGAACCTCTTCAACGGCTCCAAGCAACTGACCTACGGGACCTATCTAGCCTCGCCCGATCCCTACCTCCTTTTCACGCGAAACGATGGGGCGATGGTGGTCTGCGCCTACAAACCCGCCGAGAACGTCCGGGCCTGGTCCGATTTCGTCACCGGACCGCTGCAGACCTACGCTGACGGCCAGTTCGAGTCGGTCGGCGTGATGTCCAACAACTGCGGCACGGGCGAGGAAGTCTGGGTCAGCGTCAAGCGCGTCCTGACCTCTGGTACCTACCGGTATATCGAGGTGTTCGACGGGCAGCTCAACACCGACTCGGCCTTCTACTACTCCGGGACGGCCGTTAACTCGATTGGGGGCCTGACCCACCTCAACGGAGAGACCATCTACGTCGTCGGCGACGGGACCACCGGCTACATGGTCGCCGTGTCCAACGGCACGATCACGACAGCGGCGACCCACACGACGCTCGAGGGAGGCTTCAGCTACGGGGAGACGCTGACTCTCCACCGGCCGATCGTTTCCGACGCCAAGGGCCCGAGCCTTGGTAGGATCCTGAACCTCAAAGAAATCAAGCTCTTACTGCACTGCACCCGGGGCGACGTCAAGATCAACGGCGAGATCATCGGCTACGGTGAGGAGACCCAGACCTACCCCTTCACGGGAGTGGTGCGGAACACCGAGATGGGTTTTGACCGGGACGGCGAGGTCTCGATCACCAAGTCCGATCCGTTCCCGCTGACGGTGTTGGCGACCGTCCTCTCGGTGGAGATGGAAGATGGCTAAGGTGCGCGCGATTCCCTACGAGGAGCACCACGCGCCCCACCACTCCGAGCAGGCTCGCCATGGCCTATCGGCGACCCTCGTGGCGGACACCGGCGAACTCCTCGGCGTGGGTGGCATCCAGATCCCGTGGCCCGGGCTGGGGATCGCCTGGCTCGAGCTGTTCCCGCCCGCGCGAGATCACGTCCGGCCCCTTTGGAAGACGATCGTCGCCACCATCGTGGGCTGGCAGATCGAGCACCGCTTCATCCGCCTACAGGCCCACGTCTACCCGAATGACCCGGCCGCTCTCAGGACCGCAGAGAAGCTAGGGTTCCGGAAGGAGTCCACCATGCGACGATGGGGACCGGGAGGTGCCGACGTCGACATGATGGTGGTGATCCAGTGAGTTCCACCATGGGCGCGTTGATGGGCGTCCTCCAGGCCGAGCTCCAGGGCCAGGTCAAGGAGAAGCAGGCCACCGAGTCGATCTATCAGGCGGGCGCCGCCCGGACGCAGGCGGGCAAGGTAGCCGAGCAGCAGAGTTCCAGGGACCGCGCCATCCTCGGCCTACAAAGGGCCAGGTTTGCTCGTGCCGGGGTGTCCCTGGACACCGGATCGCCTCTGGCGGTGATGGTCTCGTCCGCGACCGAAGCTGCGATGAACAAGGCGAACATCCTCCGCAAGGGGGATCTGGCCTTCTACCAGCTCCACAACCAGGCGGACATGCTGACCTGGGAGGCGAAGGTCGGACGCAAGCTCTCCTATCTCAACGTCGGCCTATCGCTAGTAGCGGATGCCGCAAGCGCGTTTGGTATCGGAGGTGGTCAAGTTTCCCAGCAGGCTGGCTTCGGCAACGGAGCCCAGCCCGGATCGGGTATGGCGCCAGGTGACTACTACGTTCAGAGGGACCCTTATCGGCCACCCACGGTCAATGAGTTCCGCGACTGATGGCTGAGATCCCGCGCATCTTCTCGTCGGTTGAACCGGCCGCGCCGGGTGGCGGCTACGCGGGCGAGGCGCCTCGGGTTCCGCGCGAAGGCGCCCAGGCGCTAGGCAACGCGTTCGAGCACTTCCTGGAAGTTAACAAGAAGATGCGGGATGCCCAGACGGAACTTGACGCCTTGGGCGTCATGCAAAACGTGTCGGAGGCGTTCGCCAGGAAGCAGGCGATCCTGCTAGAGAACCCGGATCCCGCCACGCACATGGACAACCTAAAATCGGCGATCAACGACGTCAGGTCGGAATATGTAGATTCGATCCCAAATCCAGACGTAAGACAGCGGGTTCTGAAGTCCTTTACCCAGGCGTCGACGCTGGCGATCGTACAGGGTGTTCACGACACGCACTCTCTGCAACTAAAGAAGTGGGACGATGAACTGGTCTCACAAAACGATAATGCCGTGAACGTGATTCGCGGACCCAGCACTTTCGATGAGGCTGTAAACGCTGAGACAACAGCAGTAGCCGGGATGCAGATACGCAAGAAAAAGGGCGCCGTCTCTCCCGAGAGAGAACGGATGGAATTACTAAAGTTCAAGGATGCCTGGTTCGGAAAAATCAACGATTTTGCTGTTCAACGTCCTGCGGACTTCGTCACCTATGACGACAAGGGTCAGCTAGAGCAGCTCAAGGAGAAGGTCACTCCTCATCAGTGGGTGCAGATTAGGCAGGGTGCAGAGACGAGAGCCGAGACCCAATACAATCGAGCGCGCGCGGATCTTGAAAGACAATTGAAGTTAGACAGCCACCGAGAGCAGACCCAGATCATGTTGGGCGCTCTTGACCCTAACAGAGATCAGGCTGGACTTCTGAAGCGCCTTAGTGAGTCGGCGGTAAAGCACGATTTTTCCCGCGAAGACGTGGCCACTCTAGAAAAAGCAATCACCTCACCACCGAGAGAAACCGCCTCGGACCCTCTTGTTTATACTCAGATGGTCGAAGGTATTCATTCCGTCAGACCCTCGGTGACGTTTCCTCAGCTTACCCAAGCCTTCAGAGCGGAGAAGCTCAACCTGAAGGATTATGTGGCCTTTCGAGACAAGTTGACGACCCGGATGGACCACATGATTACTGAGGAGCGGACAATTGGCCTAGAGAGGTTCACGGCAGCCAAGACGGAACTCAAGGCCGCGCTCAATATTCCTGACATCATCTCGGAAAAGATTGATCCGGTGCGAGCGACGATCTACGCGGATTTGCTCGGAACTCTGGGCAGACGATCCTTTGTCCTGGGAGGAAAGGAAGATCCTCTTGCTGTAGCCCGAGATGAGCTGATCCCGGAAGCCTACAAGCGGCTGAATCTCAACCTTGATGGGAAGCTACAAGATTGGAACGCTCAACTCAAAGTCCAGGGTGCGCGGGAACTCGAGGCGGCGAAAGCTCAAGGCTTTGGCCCCAACAAGACCATCAAAAGCAAGGAGGATTACGAAAACCAGCGGCGCATCATCCTAGAGCGTGATCGGGCTCTCCAGGAATATGGTCAGTACCAGAAGCCCATCGGTCCGGAGAAGCCACAGAAGCCCAAGGGATTTTTCGAGGGACTCTTCGGACCTTCGGCACCTCCGCCCGTGAGTCGTGGTCTTGAACAGAGACGAGGACAACCCTGATGGCGACCGTACCGGGTCTTTCGATCTATCAGGAGGCCGATCGTCAACAAACGGAGAGCGACTGGCAGGCGAAGCTCGCAGCCGAAGGTGGCGTGCAGGGGATTCGCCAGGATACCTCCAGCATGGGCAGCGACATCGCTGGCGTCATCAGCCTCACTCAGGGAATCACGCCGGAGGGCCGGCGTATCACCTATGACCAGGCTCCGCCAGAGGTCCGATCGGCTGCCGATCAGATCGTCAAGGGTGTGACTGGCTCGACGATCGACGAACTCCGGGCGGCTTTTGACGATCCGAACAAGATCCTGACGGTGGCCAAGGCAATTGACCCGATGGGGAACATTTCCGAGTCTCTCATGCAGGAACGGCTACAGGCCGCCGGGGTGCCTGTAGCCGAGGCTACAAAGGCAGCCAGCCTCGCATCGATGGTTTTGAGCGCTTTCTATCAGCCGGTGGGCAAGGCAGGCAAGACACCCCTGATCGGAGAACGCCTGTCTGCCACCGCTGGCCCTCAGGCCGCCCAGGCCACCCCGGAAGCAGCACGTGCTGTTGGGCCGGCCGCCGGTATTCTCGGGGCTGGTGCTGCGGCCGGTCTAGCAGCCAGCCAGATGGGCCAACCTCCCCAAGCAGAAGCGGCTCCTTCGTGGAACGTCAATCCGAAGAAGATCGTCGAGCGCCTCAAGCAGGTGCTATCGACGCCCGGCGAGTCGCGCATCAACGTGGGACGGGTATCGGCTACGCGATCCGTCAAACAGATGATGCAGGACATCAACCGGGCCGAGGCCGCGGGCTTGGAAGCCTCCCGCCAGGCGGTTCCACACGCTGCGGTTGTAGAAAGCGCCAAGCAGATCCCCATCCAGGAGGTTCTGAAGGCCGACCTGGAGAAGTTCGACTCGGCCGCTCTTCGCACCGCTGCTCGGGGATTCAACGTCGGAGCGACGCGCCGGACGGAACGGCTCATGAAAGCAGCCGCCAAGGGTGACGAGAAGGCCGCCGTCGACCTTCTGGCGGCTTATGCTCTTGCGGGTCAACTTTCGTTCATTCAAGAGCGACTTGGGACGATACAGGCGCGTGCCCTAGCGGCCGGGCGCATCGTAGTGCCGGGTAACCTTTCGACGAAGGGCATGTCTCGCCTCTACGCTGAAATGCGTCAGAAGGCTGAAGAGGCGTCAGCCGGAGCAGCGCTTGCACCCATGGGACCGGCAGGGCAACCAACACATCGTGTGATCGCCGGCGAGCTCCTTGAAGGTCTGTCGGCCTTGCGAGGCGAACCGGACGTTACGAGGATCGTGGACGCCCTTACTCTGGAACTCGGCGACGGAGATCCAGTCAAGGCTGGTCTGGCGCTCGCGCGCAAACTCCGAACTCTTACCCCTGACCAGCAGGCCAAGGCAGCCCTTCAATCCACGAGTCTGATCCATAAGATCGGGCGAGGCTTCTATTCTGCGTGGATCGAGACCCTCCTTTCTGGACCACAGACCCACGCGGCGAACATGATCAGCAATGCCTTGACTGCTGCGATGGCGCCTCCGGAACGATTCATCGCTGCCATGACCGATGGCTGGTTTAAGGAACGCGAAATCTTCTTCGGAGAATCCACGGCGATGGCGATGGGTATGCTGCGGGTCTGGAAGAGAGCCTCCGTGGCCGCTTGGCAGACGGTCCGCACCGGAGAGTCGAGCTTCGGACCATCGAAAGTGGCGGAGATGGCATCGCGGATCAATCCCAAGCTGGCTCTCAAAGGAGAAGCAGCCTCAGCACACACCAGCGCCGTCGAACACCTCAAGATGGTTCTCCCGACCCGGTGGATGACAGCCGAGGACGAACTCTGGAAGATAATGAACCTTGCCGGCGAGTTCGATGCTCTGGCGCTGCGCGAAGGGAGAATTCGTGGCCTCTCTGGAGGCGCCTTCGCCGAGTTCGTTGCCAAGGTGAAGCAAAATCCCCAGGACTACCCCGACATCGTCGAAAAGGCTCAGGTCGCGGCGCTGGAGCGGACCTTCAACGGGCCTACGAAGGGAGTCATCGGCGCCTTCGCGGATGCGGCGATGGGTATCCGGACAAAGTATCCCGTGCTGGGAGTCATCGTTCCCTTCATCCGGACTCCTGCGAACCTGCTTCAGTTTGCGACGGAAAGAACCCCAGGGCTAAACCTCCTCTCAACCCAGCTATGGTCCGAACTCAGGGCCGGTGGGGCGAGTGCTGCGCTGGCGCGCGGCAAGCTCGGTATGTCCGGCATGATTGCCGGAAGTTTTGCGATGTACGCCAGCACGCCTGTTCCTAGAGGGCATTGGTTCAACCGTGGCATGAAGAACATTCCGGAAGGTCAACCCATTCCCTACATGACGATGATAACGGGAGCTGGGCCAGCGGACCCGGAGATGCGTCGGATGCTCGAGACGGAACTTGGCTGGAAACCTTACTCCATCTGGCACGATGGCCAGTACGTGACCTATCAGCGGATCGATCCCTGGGGGACCGTCCTGGGATTGATCGCCGATACAGCCGAAGTCTACGGGAACGCCCCAGAAAATGACCTAGCCACTCTCTCTGGGGCTATCGTTCTCGCTCTCAGCAAGTACACCGAGGAAAAAACCTTCATGCAGGGAGCGGCCCAGATTTTTGCCACGCTGGACGGCCTGAAGCAGGGTCGAGCCGGCGCTGCTTCAGCCTGGGCACGAGGGGTGGCAGGATCAGTAGTTCCGGCGTTCGTAGCCCAGACAAACAAGGAACTGTTCGATCGGCACATGCATGAGGCGAGAACGATCGTTGATGCAGTTCGCGCTCGAAACTGGAACTTCGTTCCGGGCGTGAAGGGATCAGAAACCGTTCAGCGGCGCTACAACCTATTTGGCCTGCCTCAGATGTACTCGCACGGTTACGTCCCGTTCAAAGGCACAGAGGGTAACGACTCGGACACTCCTGGGATTATCTCGATAGCGGCCGATCTCTTGTCTCCTGTAAAGGCGGCGAGTAGCCGACGCGACGAGAACGCGCCTGAGTTCAAGGCGGCGGTCGAGATCGCCAAGCTACGCATGACGATCCAACCCACACCTCCTCAGATTGGAGGAACTCAGGATGATCCTCTGGGCCTTAGGAACCCAACACACTATCCAGGTATTCCCTTGAAAGCAGAAGAACGAGAAACCTGGACCTTGCTTGCGGCAAACTACAGGGTGGGCGGCAAGAATCTGGCCGAAGGGATTGTGGATCTCATCGGCCGCGCAAGTTATGTTACCGCGCCGCCAAACGTGAAGTCAGCCCAGATCAACCTTCTCATCAACAACTACCGGGCCGCAGCTCAACCCGAACTCCTGAAGAAATTCCCGGATCTGAAGGATAAGGTTGACCAGTTGCGCGGGCTCAACACAGACCTACAGAAGCGTGTCACGGATCCTAGATCCCCGTTCCAGGGCGAGACCGACAGCGGTCAGCAGATCAGGATGCAGGGAACTACGATCCGTGGCATGAAGGAACTCCTCCGCTAGCGCTTCTTCGACGGAAACTCCACTTCGGGGACGGCCACCGGCAGCACGAGCTCCGGCCCCATGGCCTCGGCGATCGCCTGATGCGGCATCAGCGTGGACCTAGAGATGTCCTCGCCCGTCAGAGGATCCTTCCCCAGCAGCACCTTCACGACCCATTGGCAGTTCCCGTGACAGTTGGCGTACAGCGCCAGCGGGCCGAAGCGTCGGGCATCATACTCTCGAGCCTTCTCGAGGAAGGTATCGGTGCCCATCGCTTCCTCCAGCGCGTCGAGGAACGTGAACCGTTCGATGGGCTTGGCTACGAAGTTCGTTCCGAAGACGCGAGGGTTGTCCTCGTCCACCTTGCGGCCGTCTTTATCGGTGAAGCGGTGGTCGATGTACTTCGCCCCCGGCCCGGTCAGGAGCGCGGCGAGTAGAACGTCATCTCCTCCCCTCGCGGTGATCTTCTCGTCAGGCTTCAGGGGAACGTTCGGGAACAGCGGCTCTCGTGCTGCCATGTGAATCTCCTCCTGGGTTGATCGTCTCATCTCCGATGATGTTCCGTGTTAACCATTCCCTGATCGCGGGTTCCTCAGTCGTATTAGCTACGCTGAGTTCCCAGAACTCCTCCCACCTTCGTTTTACCTCGGTAGCCGTCATCGGCATTCCAGGCTGCCATGGCTTTCGGGTCACCTCCAGCGAACAACCCTGCCCGATCCCATTGGTTAGGATGGCCATGGCTTCCTCATCCGATCCCTTGCGGCAGACGGCGGGAGTGTCGATGCCAACGAGCTTGATCGGCATGCCTTCGTAGCGTGTGTCGTAGACAGAGCAGAGGGTCGAATTCGGCTCGCCTAGAATGCCCTCGGGCACTAGGTTGATGCAAGGATGGCGCACGCCGTCGATCACCGGCGCACAGCAGAGGCCGCAGCGGTTGCACTCTCCGGTCAGCGTGAAGTTCAGCATGGGTTGCCCTCTGGCCCAAGTGGCAGCATGGCCCAGTGAGTGATCCAGGGAACCAGGGCTCCGTATTTATAGAAAGCCGGTCGCCCGGTCGCTCGTCGCCCGTAGAAAGCAGTGGCTCCGATCTCCATCCCGGTATTTTCGCTTAGATTGTTTGGCCATATCAGAACTTCAATCCCCGGGGCGTCCGGCTTCCTTGAACACGGCGGCGTCTTTTCCTTGACCGAATACCACACCACGTGCGGTCCGCACCTATGATGGATGCTCATGTGATGCTCCTCCGATGGAATCAACTCTACCCTTGACAGAATCGTGTGTCAACGATAATCTTTGATCATGCTGGTTCACCGAGGAGGAGGGATGACGCCTGAACAAATCCGTAAAGAGTTGACGCGACTCCGGATTCACATGGCCGATGTGGCTCGCCGTCATGGGTGCCACACGTCGGTAGTATCGAGGGCGCTCCGGGACCGTGGTACTTCATGGCCGGTGCTAAAGACCGCGCAGCGAATGATCGAGGAGAAGAAGGAGAAGAAGGAGAAGAAGGAATGAGCTACAACGCGCCAGGATCTCCCGGGTGGTTCATAGTACAACCACGACTGTCCGAGTGGCATTGTGAGCTCTTCGGACTAGGGCCGATGGGCATCCAGTACCGGCCCAATATGGGCAAGGAGCCTCACTGGTGGTGGCGCTGGTGGCAGTGGGCGCTTCTTGGTAACAACTGGATCAAGGACAAATAAGGAGGAAGAGAAATGACAGAGAAGCGAACGAGGACCCCGAAGGATGCCGAACTCCAAGCGATGTCTATCATCTCACGCACGTTGGCGGGCCTGACCCCGGCCGGGCGCCAGCGGGTTCTAGACTTCGTGAACGCACGGCAGCTCGAGAAGGAGGCGTGATGGTCTTGGCGGCTGGCGTCCTGTGCCTGCTGGGCGCTGTCGCGGTCCTGATCGTCCTGACCGCGCCGAAGGAGGATGAATGAACTACTACTCCTTCTTCGCGTTAGGAACGATGTTCATACTGGGCGTGGTCGCGGGCCTGCTGCTTGCAACCTCGCCAAGGAGGCGCCAGTGAGGTGTCGTGTATGAGAGTCGTAATCTCGACACAGGCGGAACTGGACGCCCTAAAGGCGGGCGATGTCGGTGTCATCCGATCCGCGCACGTGGTGGCCAGGGGATCCGCGCACGTGGTGGCCTGGGGATCCGCGCACGTGGAGGCCAGGGGATCCGCGCACGTGGTGGCCTGGGGATCCGCGCACGTGGTGGCCTGGGGATCCGCGCACGTGGAGGCCTGGGGATCCGCGCATGTGGAGGCCAGTGAATCCGCGCACGTGGTGGCCAGGGGATCCGCGCACGTGGTGGCCTGGGGATCCGCGCACGTGGTGGCCAGTGAATCCGCGCACGTGGTGGCCTGGGGATCCGCGCACGTGGTGGCCAGTGAATCCGCGCACGTGGTGGCCAGGGGATCCGCGCACGTGGTGGCCAGTGAATCCGCGCACGTGGTGGCCTGGGGATCCGCGCACGTGGAGGCCAGGGACTCCGCGCACGTGGTGGCCTGGGGATCCGCGCACGTGGTGGCCAGGGGATCCGCGCACGTGGTGGCCTCATCCCTTGTTGTCATTCACAGGCTCTGGCCGAAAGCAGTCGTGGTGGGCGGCACGATCATTGAGGTGCGTCCACCGGCGACCATCGTCGAGTGGTGTACGTTCTATGGGGTGCCGGTTGATGCCGGCCACATCGTCCTCTACAAAGGCCTGGACGAGAATTACCGATCCGGCCACGACTTCCTTTATCTGCCGGGCCACTCGGTGGAGGCTGATGATTGGGATGGAGGCGCCGCCGAATGCGGTGGCGGACTTCATTTCTCACCACATCCTGTAATGGCCCTTGAATTCGCGCCCGATGTCACACGTTTTGTGGCCTGTCCCATCGCGCTGGAAGACATCCGTCCGTCGGCGGCGGACGATATCTATCCGCAGAAGATCAAGGCCCGCCGAACCTGCGGGCCGGTCTGGGAAGTGGACCGGCAGGGTAAGCCGGTGGAACGGACGATACCGAAGGAGGATGAATGATGAGCTATGTCCCGGTGGGATTCGCTGGCTTGTGTCTGGACTGCGACGTGGTGTTCTCACTCCTGGACAGGCAGTGGTGCCCCGTCTGTCTGAGGGAGAGCTGGATGCCGCTCTCGCGGATCACGGGGCGAACGGGACTGGATACGCAGACAGAAACGTGGAGGGAAACGTGAAAGGAACGATGAGAGTACGGCCTGTAGTCGTGACCACGGAGTTTCGTGGTGTGTTTTTCGGCTACGCCACTGACACGTCCGGCGAAACGATCTTTCTTGCGAAGGCGCGCAACTGTCTCTATTGGTCTTCTGATGTCAAGGGCTTCATGGGGCTTGCGGTGACTGGACCGACTAGGTCTTGCCGAGTCGGACCGGCTGCGGATGTAACTCTGCGAAAGATCACCTCAGTTCTCGAAACCACTTCAGCAGCGGTCAAGGCATGGGAATCCGCACCTTGGAAGTGAAAGGGTACGGGTCCGGGTACGGGTTCGGGGACGGGGACGGGTCCGGGTCCGGTTCCGGGGACGGGTCCGGGTCCGGGTTCGGGGACGGGTCCGGCGACGGGTTCGGGTACGGGGACGGGGACGGGTACGGTTCCGGGTTCGGGTACGGTTCCGGTTCCGGATACGGGTACGGGTTCGGGGACGGTTCCGGGTACGGGGACGGGGACGGCGACGGGTACGGTTCCGGGTCCGGGGGCGGTTCCGGGTACGGGTCAGAGGACGGGAAGGAGGTCAAGGCATGGGAATCCGCACCTTGGAAATGAAAGGGGACGGGTCCGGTTCCGGGGACGGGTCCGGGTCCGGGAAGGAGGTCGGCGCATGAGCGAGGCACTGGTCACAACGGACGGAGGGCAGGTCGCCACGCTGCTGACGCTGGCGATAGAGAAAGGCCTGGGGGTGGAGGGATTGGAGAAGCTCGTCGCCCTTCAGGAACGCGTGATGGCGAAGAAGGCGGAATCCCAGATGTACGATGCGATGGCGACATTCCAGAGGCGGTGCCCGTCGATCAAAAAATCGACAGTGGCGAAAGTAGTCACGACGGGCGGTGGCACCTACAGTTACAGCTACGCCGAGCTCGACGAGATCGCCTACACGGTCAATCCGATCCTCGCCGAACTGGGCCTGTCCTACACCTGGGATTCGAGTCTGACGGACACGATCCACACATGCCGGTGTACGCTGCGGCATGTCGCGGGACATCACGTCACGGCAAGTTTCACCTGTCCGATCGATACGCAGGCCAAGATGAACGGCACCCAGAAAGCCGGGGCCGCACTGACCTACGCGCGGCGCCAATCGCTGATTTCGGTACTCGGCCTGACGACGACGGATCCGGATACGGACGGAGAGGAACACGGCGGCGGCTTCGTCACCGAGGCCCAGGCGGCTAACATCCAGGCGCTGATCTCCGAGGTCGGGGCCAAGACAGAACTCTTCCTGCAGTGGCTGGGCGCGGCATCGCTGGCCGAGATCCCGGCGAAGGACTACAACCGCGCGGTGAACGCACTGGTCGAGCGGAGGAAGAAGCGATGATCCGCCTCGACGTTGTCCAGGGGACCGACGAGTGGAGACAGGCCCGCTGCGGACTTCCCACCGCCAGCAATTTCGACTCGCTCCTGACGGCCAAGACGCTGAAGCCCTCGGCGACCTCGCACGCCTACCTCTGCAAGCTGGTGGCCGAGCACTACCTTGGCCGTCCGCTCGACGATTCAGAGAACGGCTTCATGACTCGTGGCCGCGCGATGGAGCAAGAAGCCGTCTCCTGGTACGAGATAGCGCGGGATGTCAAGGTCGAGCACGTAGGCCTCTGCCTCAGCGACGACCGACGATACGGCTGCTCTCCTGACGCCTTAGTGGGAGAGGACGGAGGCCTCGAGGTGAAGGTTCCGGGCGCTGGGCCCCATGTGGGCTACCTACTCGCTCCAGAGTCCCTGGTGGCCGCCTACCGAGGTCAGGTGCAGGGCAACCTCCTGGTGACAGGCCGGCGCTGGTGGGATCTCGTCAGCTACAACCCCGAGATCCCGCCGGTGGTGGTGCGCGTCACGCGGGACGACGATTACCTGGCGGTGCTGGTGCCGCTGCTGCGCGAGTTCCTCCAACGGCTCGACCAAGCCAAGGCCAAGATCGGGCGGTCTCCCAGAGAAACAGACAGGGTGGTGGCGTGATGAGTGACCCAGTCCCCCCGCCTCCTCTTGAAACCGTGATGAGGGTCCCGGGCAAGCAACCGGCTTACGCCAAGTGCCGGGTCGGCGCCTGTCTCCTGGCCGGGATCCGCACTGTCAGCATGTCCCCTAGGGACATGGTGGTCTCCGTCAAGTACAAGGGTTCAGAGTGTAATTTCTACTTTGGGAATGGCGGAGAAAACGAGGCCCGCGCCTTCTTCGACGCCATCATGGATGGCTTGCAGTGACCCGCGCCGAGCTCGACCGGGCGAAGGAACTGGAGGCCGCGGCGACTCCTGGGCCGTGGGTAATGGGGCGGCATCAAGCTTTGTCGAAGGATGAGATGATCGCCTACGTTATCAACTGTATAGAAGTCTCTCCCGTACAGGATCAATTCTACCTAATCGGGAAAGATGATTGGTCTGTAGATATCGCTCACACTGGCAACGGCGCCACTTCTGCTAACAATGCCGCCTTTATCTCCAAGGCCAGAACGCTCGTCCCCGCCCTTGTGGCGGAAGTGGAGCGGCTAAGGCGGGCCCTGGCCGAGTCTCTCGTGATGATAGATAAGCTTTCGGATGGAGAGCACCGTGAGGAAGCGACGAAAGCCATGGATGTCACATCCTGGGCCGAGGTCGAGGAGGCGGCGAAGGAATGAGGATCAAGTTCGTCGTCTACGGCACGCCCCGCTCGACGCAGACTGGCTCCGTGGTTGGGCATAAGGGGAGATCCTTTCCCGTTCGGAGGAATCCCGGGTGGTCGCAGCTCGTGGCCCTGGAGGCCATGAACCATCGGCCGCCGAAGCCCTTCGCCGGCCCCTTGCGCGTCATGTGGACCATCGGGATCAAGCGGCCGAAGAAGCCGCGTGGCTCGTGGCCCACTGGCGCGCCGGACTGTACCAACGTCATCAAGGGGCCTAGCGATGCTCTCAACGGGATTCTCTGGGTGGACGACGCTCAGATCGTCAGCGAGCGGATCGACAAGTTCTACACCGCCACGCCCGGGCTTGGCATCGACGTGGAGGAGCTATGAGCGAGAAGAAGACGGCCGGGATTGTGTAGCTCAGACCTACGGCTTCACATCCTGGGCCGAGGTCGAGGAGGCGGCGAAGGAATGAAAAAGATAACAGTTGCGATCTTTCAACATCCCGGGAGACGTTCGGTCCGTTTGGCCGCCTACACCCTCTGGTATTCCAAGGATTGGGCGGGCTGCTGCGAGCATCAAGTGGCCGCAGCAAACGGCACTGACGCTAAGCGGGTGGCCAAGATAGAACATCGGAAGCAGTGCATGGCAGAGCGAGAATCAAAACCATGACTCGCGTCGAGCTCGACCGGGCGGGCTTGGCATCGACGTGGAGGAACTATGAGCGAGAAGAAGACAGTCGAACCTTGGCCAGCAATGGCGAAAGACGAAGCGGACGACGCTTGACGGCTGCTACTAGTGGATGCCAATGCCGGAATCCTCACGTCCTTGCGGTGCATTCGGTGTGGGTCCGAAGCAGAGCTGGGTAAAGAGGCTTCGATGACCTACGATCACGTTGGAAGCAAGCTGGAGGACGCCATTATCAAGGCCGCGGTCGCATGGTTCAACAGCCACAAAGGGGCGGGGATGACGAGGCGAGATCACTTGTCCAATCCGAGGGTCAACCTTGGCTCTCGGGCTGAGATACGCCTGGCCCGAGCAGTGGCCGCGTGGGAACTCCAGAAAGAAACGCGACGGAGATGATGCAGCGTGAGTAATATCGGACTGATGGGCGAGGCTGCGGCTCAGGTCTTCCTTAGTGCCGGCGAGACCTTCCAAATGGCGATGCGAGCCCGGGCCGAAGAAGCGAAAACCGGACGGAGAGCCGGAGAAAGGCGAAATATGGAAAATCAGCACAGGCAGATCAAGGGTTATCGGGAGTTGGATGCAACCGAGATTGCGGCAATGAACGAGGTAAAGGAACTGGCCGCAAAGACGGGCGAGCTAGTTGAAAAGATCAAGGCGTCGGGCGCTGATATTCGCTGGGCTTCGATCGGAGCAACCCAACTCCAGCAGGGTTTCATGGCTCTGACTCGATCAATCGCCAAGCCAGGGTTTTTCTGATACATGAGGTGCTGGCGGTGCGGCTGCTAGGCGAGCTGGGAGACGGAACCTTTGAGGCGACTGTGTGGTGAACAGAACGAGGCGCTCGATCACCTGGTTGACGTCGTCAACCAGGCCTGCAGTGACTCGACAGGCGCCCTCGACAGCCGGGCGCTCAGCGCCTACGCGGATGCGCTCCGCTACCTGGCCCTAGCGGGAAAGGTCGAGATCACGGAAGAGTATGGGCGCCGCGTCATCGGGCGATGGGTCGACCAACCATTGAGCCGTCGGACAGGACCATGATGGCACAAGGCGGCGGGAAAGTCGAACGGCGCCTGAAAGACTACCTGTTTTATGAGGAGCCGGGGGAATGAGTGGAGGCTGGGTTTTTTCCGGTGACGCTTTGGAGTGGCTTCGCAGCATCAAGACGGGGTGTTGCGATTGCTGTGTGACATCGCCGCCGTATTGGGGACTGAGGGATTACAGAGTAGAGGGTCAGATAGGGCTCGAGGCTACGCCAGAGGAATACGTGGCGAAGCTCGTAAAGGTTTTCGCGGAGGTTCGCCGTGTACTCCGGGATGACGGGACGTTGTGGATGAATCTCGGGGACACCTACAACGCTTACAATGGTGGCGCTGGGCCCGGCTCGAAGCTGAGCGATACCCAGACGCGGGAACGGCCCGCCCTACCGACCGGCTACGGCCTTCGGACGCCGAGCCTCAAGCCCAAGGATCTAGTCGGCATCCCATGGCGTGTGGCCTTCGCGCTCCAGGCTGACGGTTGGTACCTCCGCTCTGACATCATCTGGAGCAAACCGAATCCGATGCCAGAGAGCGTGACGGACAGGCCGACGAAGGCGCATGAGTACCTGTTCTTGCTTGCCAAGAGCGAGCGGTACTACTACGACGCAGGGGCTGTCAGAGAGCCCTCGGTCGATTCTCCTGGTGTGTCGCGGGGTGGCTCGCTGAGCAGATTCGGGTTTACCGAAAAGTTGATCTCGGCCAACGGCCACAGGGGGGGAGCCATAGTCAAGAGCAATGGGTGGCGCAACCGCCGCTCGGTTTGGACCATCGCTACAGAGCCATTTCCAGACGCCCACTTCGCCACGTTCCCGCGCGCTCTCGTGGCGCCTTGCATTCTGGCTGGATCGCCCAAAGGGGGACGTGTGCTTGACCCATTCGCTGGCTCCGGCACCGTGGCCCTGGTGTCGAAGAATCTAGACCGCAGATACTTGTCGATCGAGATCAACCCAGCCTATGTGGAAATTCATCAGAAGCGCTTGAGGCAAGAGGTGCTAGCTCTATGACTCCCCTTGGCATCGACCACGACAAGGAGGGCGGGGGCGGACCATGATGGCACAAGGCGCGGATCGAAATCGAACCGCGCTATTGCGAGATCGCGGTCAAGCGCCTGCGCCAGGAGGTTTTCGCGTGGTGATTCCGCTTGCGTGGCGATACCGGAAAAGTCTAGGATAGTTCCATGCCAAAGGGATGGAAGGCCGTCTACGTTTCCGACCAGACACACAGGATGTTGAAGTCCAAGGCCAGGGCCGCCGGAGTCACCGTCAAGGAGTACGTGGGCCGGCTGGCGACGTTCGACGCCTTCCCGATTTGGCGCGTCTCGACGGAAGGAGCCGAGCTCGTTGAGGCTGCCGAGAAGTGAAGATCCTCCAGTACGCCAAGGTGGATGTTGGTTTTCACGGCCACCGAAAGGCGCTCGAGGCTGGTCCTCTCGCCCGCGACTTGTACGTTGCTGGGCTGGAGTACGCTCGAAGAGAGCTCACAGATGGCTTGATACTCGAGAAGATGGTGAGGTTTTTAGCGCCTGACCATCCTCGCCCTAAGCAAGCGACAAAGAGGTTAGTCGATGTTGGCCTTTGGGATACAGTCGAGGGCGGGTATCGGATCCACGATTACCTCGACCACAACGATGCCGGCTCGGATGTACTTGCAAGCATGGAAGAAAAGAGAGCCTATCATCGGGAATACATGCGGCGTAAGCGGGCGACCGAACGCGGCACAGTGACTCCTGTTAACTCTTCACAGCCTCTTAACAAGGTTAACGGTGATGCGTTCACTGTTAAGATCACTGACCCTCCATCGGTATCGGTATCGGTATCGAAAGAACTACAAAGACAAGAAGACTTGTGCGCCAGTGCCGACTTGGCACTAACGCACCCGCCCTCTAGCAGTAACGGTCATCACCCAGAACCCCAGAAAACCATCCCGGCTCTGATCCTTCGCGCCATCGACTCCTGCCCGCTGTTCGCTCGAGCAGCGGCGCTGCACGATCCGGTCTGGTGGCGTTCGACCGAGCTCGCCTACTCGGCGGCCGACCACCGCGACGAGATTTACAAGATGGGCGCATGGATCGCCGCGAACCCGCGGAAGGCGCCGCGCAAGGATCTGCGCCGATTCGTCAACGCCTGGCTGAACAAGGCCCACAGAGAGGCCATGGAGGACGCATGAAACAGTGGCGCTGCCCCGAATGCGACCGCGCGAACTCCGCCAACCGAAGCACGTGCGTCGAGTGCGAGGCCGGGCGGCCGGACTCGGAGGCTACCGACAGAGGTTCGTCCCTCCAGTGCCCCGTCATCGGCTGCGGCGGTGTTCTTGAAGGCCTCGGAAAGTGCCGTACCGCAGGCGGCTACCCCGAGGGATTCGGCGTCAAGATCGCTGAAGGCAAGTGGCATTCATGCCCGCCGGAGGTGTGCGACCGATGCCGAGGGCCGCTCGAGTGGTCCGGGAAGTGTTACCGATGCTGGCACGGCGGCCAGAGAGACCGTGTGCCGAGCAACGAGTACCAACTCAAGGACGGCCACTGGGTTGTGACGATCCGGGGTTCCCGGTCCGTCGCCGAGTGCGGCGTGCCCGGTTGCACCATGACCCTCGATGAGCACCGACGAGAAGGCATGCGGGCCATCCGGGAGATGCTGGAGGGGGTGAGGCCGTGACTAAGACATGGAGGCTCTGGCCTTACGATCTCTGCGAAGAATGCGGAGAGCCTGACCTCGAGGTTCTGAGCGAGGTACCCGAGGTGGTCGACGAGGTCGAAGACGGTGACACCGTCCGCTGCCGGTGCTGCAAGGCAGAGGGCCAAATATCCGTGCGAGGATCTCTCGCCGAGGTCGAGTGGTGAGCTCCAGGATCAATTCCAGACGGCCTTCCGCCGCCGTGGTTGAGCGCAGGCGGCCGGGTAGGGGTAAAGTGGCGGCCCCCCAGAATAACGCGCCGCTCAGGGGCGGCAAATTGGCACAGGATGGATTGGCACACGTTCACCTGTTCGACCGCGAGGATCTCGAGTTCACGGTTCACGCACACCGTTTTGACAATCCGCTGCCCCAGAGGCGATGGATTTGCCTCTGCGGCCACTCCGAGATTCGTGGAATACCCGAGGTCCTTCCCGATCCCAAGTTCCACGGGTCCACCGCCGTCGTCCGGAGCAGCCCGGGCCCGGTCGGCCGGCGGTGGACGTGGAAGAAGAAGGCCAAGGAGATTGTCACACGTCAAGGAGATTCGACCATGAAAATCACCATCCGCGCGGCTCACAGCGAAGACAAAACATCAACCAGAAAGGGGTAAAAGCGCATGAACATTCAGATTCTTCCAGGATCGGGTAACCTTGGCAAAAAGACTCCGACCTACGGCACAAACACCCAGGGAGGCTCGGCCGCATTCGCTGTCGTCCAGCACAACGCCCCTCGCAAGATCAGAATCTTCGGGACCACCGTTCAGTGCATCGGCGGACTGGGAACTCCCGACGTGCCTGGATTCCTCAGAGTCACTGTCCAGGAACGCTGGAACGCCGCGAAAAACGCACCTGGAGACGTCTTCATCGACGAGGCTTTCGACGCTGCCGGCGACGAGTTCACGGCCTTCATCCTCGGTTCGAGCTTCTCTCTGCCGCTTGGCATCGACGCCGGCTTCTTCGATGTCGAGGAACTCTTCGTCACCGTGTGGGCTTCGGGAGGGCGCGAGACAGGGCCCACCGCGGGCACAGCCTACGCGAACATCAAGGTCATCTGCGATCTGGGATTCGCCGACGTGGCGGTATGAGTGGTTCACTAGCTGACCTTGTGGGGATTCAGCAATGTTGCCACATCCGATTCGCCGATCAGGACCGCGCGGCCGAACCGATGGAGGGGGACCTTGCGCTCTCGCGCCCGTCGTCTCAGAGCCTCGGGGGTGACGCGCCCCTCAGTGTAGAGCTGAGAAATCTCGTGGAACGTAAAGAGCTTGTTCATGGACCATTCTCCTTTCACAGTTGAATGGTCGCAGCTCGGCGCAGGAGAATCCCGCCCCAAATGAATTAATTAAGGGGCGGAAGGAGATCAGACGAAATGAGCGGACTTACTAGACGAAACGAGCCCGGCATGTGGCTCCTTGTGGTAGTCGCCATTCTCGCCGCGGCCGGATGTGCCACCGACAATCTCTCGAGAGTGCTGTCGCAGGACCGCAACGCCTGCGCCTCGGTCAACGGCCAGTACCTCATGGCGAACGTGAAATTCCAGGCGTGCCGAGCGAACGACATCGGCACCATCTCGGTAACGCCTGACGGAACGATCACGATGGACGTGCGGGAGCATCGCCCGGTGGTCTGCCCTTCCTGTCCCCAGCGTCCCAACATCCGGGAGCCGGCCGGACTCGGGAGGTAGATAGACGGTGGGGCTCGGCGGAGGGGGGGAGTCAATCCCCTCCGCCTCATCCAGGTTCACGCGTACCAGCGAATGTCCTGCACCTGTCTCAGTGCTTCGTCCAGGATCGTCTCGAGCTTCTCAAGGAGCTTTTGCTCCTTCCCTTCGAGCATGTCGTGCCTTCTATTCGTCGCCCAGTTGACCATTGCGATGAGGATAGTCTCTGGACCGTACTCGTCGAGAGTCTCTTGGAAAAATACTCCCGCTGGATCCATGCTCATGCCTCTGGGAGGAGATCGGCGTGCTCCCCCTTCTCGTCAAGATGCTTTTTCGTTCCATCCGCCACTCCTTCCCTAATCGCGGTCAGGAGCCGTTCCCCTGGAAGCAGACTGCCGGACTCGTGATTCCAGCCGTCGAAGGCGCCAAGGATCCCGTCCACCAGGCGACGCAGCTCGGCACCGCCCTCTCGCGCGTCGCCGAACAGCCGCGCCCCATCTCGACACGCCCAGCACTGGCCATCTCGCACGTCCACCGTGCCGCCGCAGATTTCGCACTTCATCTCATCACCTTCTTTCATGAGTCGAACCCGAAGACCAGTCTGATCTCTGCATCGCCAGCGGCCTCCTTCTTGAGCCATGTCAAGGCATCCCAGAAGGAGCCCACGGCTTGCTTGTACGTCACCTCCCAGGTGATCCTGACGTAGGTAGCCTTTACCCCTCGGCGGCCAGCGCGGTATTGCTCTGGAGTAACCACTTGGATTACGATTCCGTCCCCGTAAATATCGCCCCACCAGTCAGATGGTTGGCTTTGTCCGTCCCACGAATCGAATATTTGAGACTCGACAACGCCCAGTTTGGTGATCTTCCGTTCCCACGTAACAGCCATCAGCTCGGCCAGGGTGACCCATGAGAAGTCGTGATCCCCTTCACAGAGACGCCATCCGCATCCGTCCGGCCAGATGAATCCATCCGGATACCCACGGGGTTCTGAAATGGGCTCGAAGGCTGTCGCTGTGGTAGGGATACCGGCAAAGCCATAACCATTTCGCACGTTCGCCAGGATGGCGAAGGTGCTGTAGTTCCTTGCGTGCAGGGATTCCGGGTAGGTAGCGGGATCAAGGAGCTCCCAGTCTTTCCCCGCATACCGCCGCTCTACCACGATGTGAATATCAGTGCCCACTTAGCACCTCCATCTCGCTCATCTTGACGAGAAGCCACGCCAGCATGTGCAGCACCGGCCAGCCCCACGTGAACACCAGGGCCAGCCCTATCGCCGCGAGAATTGGTCTCACTCTTTCCTCCTGCCAATCACTGCTTCGAGGGTGGTCTGGAGGTAGCTGGGCACCACCACCTTCTCCGACAAGTTCGCCCGCGCCGCCGCGTCCGCCGCCCAC